GGCCAGGGTCTACGCGGTCGATCCCGCGTCGAAGGAATGGCGTCTCTCGGAGAACCGCGTGGCGATCCCAGAAGGCTGGTACTGCGTGCCGCCGAGCTTCGTGGAGGACTCCGATGGCTGAGTACGACTGGACGATCAAGCAAGGCCAGACGGAGACGCTCACCATCACCTACGACGCGGACCTCACGGGGTATCAGGCGCGGGTGCAGGGACGCGAAACCTTTGAGTCGACGGCGACGATCTTCTCGATGACGAGTTCACCGGCGGCGGGTATCGTGTTCACGCCGGGCGCGACCGCGTCTACCGCGGTGGTCACGCTGTCATCGACCGCGACGGCGGCGCTCGCCGCGCCGTCGACGGGCGTGTGGGACATCGAGTTCTACGATGCGTCGAGTCCCCCCGTCGTGATCTCGCCCGTGCGCGGCGGGTTCGTGGTGCTGCCTGAAGTCACGCGATGAGCAACGTCAACCTGACAATCTCGCCCGTGGTGAACTCGGTGACGGTGTCACCCGTGACGCCCACCGTCACCATTAGCGGTGTGACGAGCATCCCGACAGGCGGCGCGGGCGGCGACCTGACGGGCACCTATCCGAATCCGACCGTCGACGGGCTGCGCGGCCGCACTGTGGCGGCGACCGCGCCGACAGCGGGGCAGGCGCTCGTTTGGAACGACTCGCTCCAGCAGTGGGAGCCGGGCAGCGCATCGGGCGGCGTGACCGACGGCGACAAGGGCGACATCCTCGTGAGCGGAAGCGGCGCGACGTGGACGATCGACACGGACGCCGTGACGCTGGCGAAGATCGAGAACATCGCGAACGCTCGGCTTCTCGGCAACTCGTCTGGTCTGACGCAGTCGCCGAATGAGATCAGCGTCACGTCGCCGCTCTTGATCAACACATCGACCAACGCCCTGGAGTTCATCGCGCCGGGCAGCGACGGTCAGGTCTACTACCGCGCGGCTGGCGCGCTGACCACCAGCGCGGCGTTCGCGTTCAACGCGGGCACGGCGACGGCGACGCTTGCGACGGGCGGCGATTCGGTCGCGGTCGGCCCGACTGGCATGACGGCACCGCAGTCGTTCAGCATCAACACGGGCGTCAACCCGCTGTATCTCGGCGACACGGCGGGCGCTGGCAACGGCACGTCGGTCACGATCGACGACTCTGCCGACACGGTGTCGGTCACCGCCACGACGCTCGACGCGACGGGCGTGGACGTGAAGGCGGCGCAGTTCACGTTCACTCCGAACGGCGAGTTCATCCGCAACACGGTCAACGGCCGGATCGACTTCATGCCGAACCCGCACCCGAGCGGGGACTTTGGCATCTACTTCGACCTGACCAGCAGCGCCGACTATGCGATCGTCGGCACGATCGACAGCGCGGGCGGCTTCAACACGAACAGCGGCTTCCAGTTTGCGAACACGCTTGCCGTCGTGCAATCGAAGTCGCTCGACCTCGGAAACTCGGGGTGCTTCCTCACCTACTGGAACACAGGCGTCGGAAAGGGCGTCACCCACTTCGCGCCGTTCGGGCCGAACGCCAGCCACTCGATGGCGATATGCCTTGTGTCGCAGAGCGGCAACGGTGCGAGCAACCGAAAGCCCACGACCGCGCACTCGCACCCGACCCTGTATCTCTACGCTGCGGGCAGCGCCAACGCAAACCATTTCGTCCGCATGTCGCACGACGGCACGGCGGCAACCATCGAGTCGGCCACGGGCGACCTCAACCTCGTCGCGCCCGCAGGCTCCAGCATCAGGGCGAACGGAAGCCCCGTCTCCTCGAAGGCATTTGCAATCGCAATGGCGGCAGCACTATGAACATCGTCCTCGACCGCGCCAGTTATGTGTTCGACCCCTCGTCGCAGACGATCGAGTTCCTCGGCGAGGGGTTCGACATCACCCGCCTGAAGCTGATTACGAACACGCTGACCAACGAGATCATCTACAACTTCGCAGATCCCGCCGCCGGCAACGGCGGCGTGTCTGGAAATCTGCTCACGCTGGTCTACGACACGAGCTCGATGAGCGCGAGCGACCCGCTTCAGGTCGTCATAGATGTTCCAGAGGACGACTACGCTCCACAACCTATCTGGGGCCGTGGTCAGAACGGAACCCCGACGACGCTCTCGCTCACCGAGGCGGGTCAGGTCGTCCCCGCTGACGGGAAAACGCACATCGCTACCCGCGCGGGCGCGCAAACTGGAACCGTGATCCTGCTCGACACGATTGGATTCAATTCCGTCGTCGTGCAGCTTCAGGGGACATTTACGGGCACGATCTCGTTTCAAGTCTCGAACGACACGACGACATGGGCGGCGGTTGCAGGGTGGGCAACGACAGGCGCTGCGGCTCCCGTCACGACGGCGACCGCCGTTGGACAATGGGTGTTTCCGTGCGCTGGCCGCTACTTCCGCGTTCAGGTCACCACGGGAGGAAGCGGGCAGCCCGTTGCGATTGTCACGCTCAAGTCGTTCGCGGCTTGGTCTCCGCAGTCGACCCCGACGATGAACATCGGCGCGATCGGCGCGTCCACGCTCGCCGCCGAGGACTCGGCGGCAACGACGGTTCCGATGCTTGTCGGCGGCATCGTGCGAACCGCGCTGCCCGCCGCGACCGTGGTTGCTGGTGACGCGGTGCGCGCGACCTTCTCGCGCAGCGGTCAGATCGTCTTCAAGCAGTTCGCGCCGGGCGACCTTGACTTCATCGTCAACACGACCGTTACGACGGCCACGCAGACGGCGATCCGCGCAGCGCAGGGAGCCAACATCTGCCAGAATGTGACGCAGATCACCTACCAGAACACCAACGCGACCGCGACCACGCTGACGATCCAAGACGCGTCGGCCACGCTGATCGCGATCTCCGTCCCCGCGAGCATGACGCTTGCACAGCAGCTCACCTTCCCGACTCCCCTTCGCGGCTCGGCAAACGCCGCGCTCAACTACACCGCCGGCACGACGGGCGCAAGCGTCCTGCTCAATGTGACGGGCTTCAACTCCTACTGAGACACACGCCATGATCAACCAGAACATCGTCGGACAGCCCGCAGCGGGCAGCAACAACGCCTTGATGAACGGTCGCTCAGGCGCGCTCGGAGACACGATCGTCTCGGAGCTGCATGGAGGCTTCTACGAGGCGAACTATCAGGGGAACATCTTCTTCGGCGGGCACGGATCGCTGATCGCTCTTTCGGCGAACACCATCACGCTCACCGCGACGACCACCCCGATTCTCGGCCTGTACAACCCCTCTGGCAACACCAAGAACCTCGCGCTGAACAAGGCGTCGCTGAATCTGGTCGCCAACAACCTTACCTCTGGCGCTGCTCCCGGCGTGTTCGTCTGGGCGATCTCGGTCGGAAACGGCTCGATCTCGACAGGGTCGAACCCGTACAACGCGAAGACGCTCCTTCAGTCTGGATCGACCGCCAAGGTGTTCGCAGGCAATGTGGCGCTGACCGGACTCACGAACAACCTGACGATCGTCGCGGGATCAGGCTTCACCTCGCCAAGCGGCCTGACCTATGGCACGATCGCCGGAACGGCGCTGATGCCGTCGTACGGCGGCATCGAGGTCTTCGACGGTAGCCTCATCGTCCCGCCGGGCGGCGTGCTGGCGCTCCTGAACACGACGAGCAGCACCGTGTTCTCTGCGGTCGGTCGCCTTGAGTGGGAAGAAGTTCCCGTCTGATAGGGGGACGCCATGACGAACGCAGAGAAACTCTCCCTTGCGCGGAACAAACTCGCGCGCCTTGAGACGGCGCGCCGACTCGCGTGGGACGCGGGCAACGAGGACGAGGTGCGCTCCGTCGACGCGGACATCGTGTCGACGCGCGCGCGCATTGTGGAGCTTGAAGCGGAGCAGTAGACTTCGCAACGAAGGACAACACGGATGCGAATCACATCGAACAGTCAGGCGGGACAGGACGCCTTCGCGCTCATGGTCGCGCGGAGGAAGACGTACCTCGACATCGGCGCTGGTGAGCCTGTCAGCATCAGCAATACGAAGGCGCTTGAGGACGCCGGGTGGAGCGGCATCCTCTGCGACATCGAGCACGCCGACGCGCTCCGCGCCGGGCGCAAGGCGCACGCGGTCTACGGAGACTTCTTCGCGCAGGACTGGAGGGCGATCATCCACGACTTCGCGAAGGACGGGCGCATCGGATACCTGTCGCTCGACCTTGAGCCGCCCAGCCTGACGCTACAGGCGCTGTGCAAACTCCCACTCGACGCGGTGCGGTTCGACTGCATCACGGTCGAGCACGACCTGTACCGGGGCAACGCCGCGATCAGGTCGGCCATGCGTGGAATCCTACGCGACGCCGGGTACGAACTGGTCGCGCCGGACGTGTGCGTGGCAATCGACGGCGAGCTTCGTCCGTTCGAGGACTGGTGGGTGGACGGCGGGCTGACGCCAGCGCACCTTGCCGCCGAAGTCGCGGCACAGATCAGGAGCCAGATCAATGGCAAGACGACGGAAGCCTGAGCCGAGAAAGCGTGGCAGACCGAAGGCCGAATTGCGGAAAAATTCGGTCGAGGAACTTGCCGCACGCGGCTGCACCATCGAGGAAATTGCAGGGATTCTTGGCGTGAACCGAGATACGGTCAGCGATAATTTTTCCGCAGAGGTCGCCCGTGGCAGAAACCGACTCGCGGAGCAATTGCGCGGGAGGCAGGTCGACCTTGCCATGAACGGCAGCGTCCCGCTCCTGATCTGGCTCGGCAAGCAGTACCTCGGCCAGCGCGACAAGACCGACGCCGTTGTCCGCGAGGAGGTCATCACCATCGAGGAACTGCCGCCGAAGGTGCAGCATGACGCATGAGGGTGCAACTCAAGCCGCTGTCCTCGATCCTGCATCCGTCGCAGTTGACGGTCGATGCGGCGCTCGCTCGGTTCAGCGTCCTTGAGATCGGACGCCGCTGGGGCAAGACCACCTACGGCAAGGTCAAGGCGCAGCGCGCCGCCATCAACCGACGCAAGGTCGGCTGGTTCGCGCCGACCTACAAGTACCTCGCCGACCCCATGCGCGACATCGAGCGCGCGCTCGCGCCCGTGACCGCGCGCATGGATCGCGTCGAGAAGCGGATCGAAGTCAAGACAGGCGGCGTCATCGACTTCTGGTCGCTTGAGGACGTGGACGCCGGACGTGGCCGAGACTACGACCTGATCGTGGTGGACGAGGCAGGGTTCGTGCCGCACCTCCTCGAATGGTGGCGCAACGCGGCGCGGCCGACCCTCGCCGACCGCAAGGGCAGTGCGCTCTTCCTCGGCACGCCGAAGGGGACGGGCGACTTCCACCGCCTGTTCACTGAGGCGGAAGGTGACACGACTGGCACGATGCGTGCCTTTCGCATCGGAACGCGCCAAAACCCGCACATTGACCCGGACGAAGTCGAGGCGGCGCGGCGGTCGCTGCCGCCGGAGGTCTTCGCGCAGGAGTACGAGGGAGTGCCCGCCGAGGACGGCGGCAATCCTTTCGGACTCGACGCGCTGCGCCAGTGCATCGGGCCGCTCTCGACGCGACCCGCCGAGGTCTACGGCGTCGACCTCGCGAAGAGCCAGGACTTCACGGTCATCGTCGGACTCGACGCGGACGGCGCGGTCGCGATGCTCGACCGATGGCAGGGACCGTGGGCGCTCACGCGCGAGAAGCTCGCCAAGATCATCAAGGACGCGCCCGCGCAGATCGACTCGACGGGCGTCGGCGACCCGATCGTGGAGGACCTGAAGCGCGTCTGCCGTCGCGTCGATGGCTTCAAATTCACTTCGCAGAGCAAGCAACAGCTGATGGAAGGGCTTCAGATCGCGGTGCAGACGATGGAGATTCGGTTCCCAGACGGGTGGCTGCGCTCGGAACTGGAGGGCTTCGGATACCGATACTCGGGGAAGCACGTCTCGTACGAGGCGACGGCGGGACACGATGACGGCGTGTGCGCGCTCGCGCTCGCCGTCCACGCAAGGCGCGCGCGGAAGCCGTTCCTGACGAGAGCCATATGACGCTGATCCAACGACTCAAGGCGGCATTCACCAAGGCGGCGTTCACCGACGACGTGCCGCCGAAGTTCACCAGCGCGAGCGGAATGACCTTCCTCGGCCGGGACGTGAAGCGTCCCGACTTCAGCCATCAGGCGGCGGTGCGCTACTGCTCGTCTTGGGTCTATGCCGCGGCTCGGCTGAACGCGATCGCCGTCGCGTCGCAGCCGCTTCGTCTGTACGTCAGGTCGCGCGGCGCTGGCGCGAAGCTCTGGAACACGCGCAGGACGGATCGCCGAACGAAGGCGTATCTGTCCGGCGACCTCGCGCAGCTCCCATCGCGGTTCGCGATGTCGAAGGCCGCGGAGTTCGGCGACGACTACGAAGCCGTCACCGACAGGCACCCGCTGCTCGACCTTCTCGCGCGGGTCAACCCCTACCAGAACGGCTTCGACGCGACCGTCCTGCGCGTGCTTTACCTTGAACTCACTGGCAACGCCTATGTCCACCCGGTGATCGACCGCCGTCTCGGCGTGCCTGCCGAACTGTGGACGATGCCTAGCCAGTGGACGGAGATCGTGCCGGGCGAAGGCGCGCGCGGAGAGCCGTTCATCAAGGGCTACCGATACGGGCCGACCGACCCGCAGAAGGTCGACTTCGCGCCTGACGAGGTGATCCACTTCAAGTACCCGAACCCGCGCGATATGTACTACGGCCTCGGCAAGGTCGAGGCTGCGTGGGGTGCGGTGACCTCCAACGAGGCGCTGCACGAGATGGACTACTTCTTCTTCAAGAACAAGAGCCGTCCCGACTACCTCGCCGTCATCAAGGGCAACGCGAGCGAGGCCGAACTCGACAGGTTCACCGCGGAGGTGGAGAACAAGGTCCGCGGCACGCAGCGCACTGGCAAGTTCCTCGCCGTGACTGGTGACGTCGACCTGAAGCCGCTGTCGTTCCCGCCGAAGGACTTGGAGGGCCGCGAGGAGATCGTTGAGGAGATCGCCGCGATCTTCGGCGTGCCCGTCTCGATGCTGCGCGCGAACGATCCGAACCTTGCGAGCGCGACGGTGGGCTTCGCATCGTGGAAGGAGACGACGATCCTGCCCGCGTGCCGCATGGACGAGGAGGTGCTCAATCAGTCGCTCCTTCCGCTGTTCGGCATCGAGGACGACGCGTTCCTCGCCTACGACAACCCCGTCAAGCGCGACGAGGTGCAGGAGTCGAGCAAGCGGCTTTCGTATGTGCAGGGCGGCATCCTGACCGCCAACGAGGCGCGACAGCAGGAGGGTCTTGAGCCTTCCGACGATAGGAATGCGGATCGACTCATGGTCAATGGGCAGCCGATTGGTGGCGTTCCGACGCCCATCGCATCTCCGATCGCTCCTGCTCGGCCTGTCGCAGGCCCATCTTCTGCACAACAGCCAGTTCCCGCCGGAGAGGCAATCGCAGATACCGCGCTCAACGGGGCGCAGATTTCAAGTCTTGTCGATCTGGCGAAGTCGATCCAGCTCGGCGAACTTCCGAAGGATTCGGCGGTGTCCATCGCATCGGCTGCGTTCCCGACCATCTCCGCAGAGACAATCGCATCCATATTCAATCCGATATCGTCCGGTGCTCAGGCGTCCGTCGCGCCCGCGCAGGCGTCGGCCGACGACGGCGTGGACAAGTCGATCGACGGACTGGTCGGCCCGCTCGACGCCAAGCCGGAGGACGATGAGCCGACGATCGCTGGCAAGTCAGTCGAGTCGAAGGACGCGCTCGGCGACTGCGTGAGCGCGAAGATTCCGAAGCTGATCGAGGAGGGCTACCCGCAGGATCAGGCCATCGCCATCGCGTACTCGATGTGCGCGGAGGGCAAGGGTCTTGAGGCCGCGATCGGCAAGGCCGTCGAGGACGTGGACACCAAGCCGCCCGAGACTGTCGCAGCGAACGCGCGGCGCGCGCTCGAGGTGCGGGAGACTAAGCCCGAGTCGCAGCGAGGCATGACCGAGGTCGGCATCGCGCGCGCGCGCGACCTCGCGAACCGCGAGAACCTGAGCGAGGACACGATCCGCCGCATGGTCGCGTACTTCGAGCGCCACGAATCCGACAAGCAGGGCGAGACGTGGGACGAGCAGGGCAAGGGCTGGCAGGCGTGGAACGGCTGGGGCGGCGACGAGGGCTGGGCGTGGGCCAAGCGCAAGGTCGAGGAGTTCGACCGCGAGCGCGGCAAGAAGTGCTGCGGCTGCGGGTGCGCCAAGTCGAAGCGCGTCTCTCACAAGGCACTCTGGGAAGGCTCTGTATCCGATCGGATACAGACCAAGAGCGCAGAGTCCGAGGGCCGAAAGATCAACCAGTCCGAGGAGGACATGGTCCGCGGCGTGTCGCAGGTGTTCGACAAGCAGATGAAGGACTTGCTCGATGCGCTCGCGAAGTCCGAGCGTCCGACCGACGAACTCATCGCGCAGGCCGAGCGGCTGCTACGGTCGCGGAACTACCAGCGCGCGATGGTCGACGCGCTCGCGCCGTACCTGCGCGAGGCCATCCAGACTGGCGTGACCATCGGCATCGACACCGTCGCCAAGGTCGCGACGAACGTCGACTTCGACCTTGAGCGCGAAGACCTCGCGAAGTACGCGGAGACGGAGTCGATCCGCCTCGCCCGGCAGACCGCGCAGGGAGTGACCGAGACGACCAGCGTCAAGGTTCGCGAGGTGCTCGGCACTGGGCTTGAGAACGGCGAGACGGTCGACCAGCTGGCAGACCGCGTGCAGACGTGGGCGGAAAGCCAGAAGGATCAGGACGGTTCATGGAACCGCGCGCGCACGGTCGCGCGAACCGAGGCGGCGCGCGCGGCGCGCACCGCCGAGGTCGAGGCGTGGCAGTCGACGGGCATGGTCACGGGCAAGACCTGGCTTCTCGCGCCCGACCCGTGCGAGTTCTGCGAGGCGGCCGCGAAGCGATACGCCGACAAGCCGATCGCGCTCAATGAGCCGTTCTATCAGAAGGGCGATCTCCTGTTCGGCGTTGCAGACAACGACGGGAAGAACAAAGAGATGCTGCTCGACTACGAGGATGTCAACGGCCCGCCGCTGCATCCGAACTGCCGCTGCTCGATGCAGCCAGCGTTCGACGCGGAGATGGAGCAGATCGCGCGCGACATCGAGGCTTCTCCGATCGCCGAGGAGACGCGCCGCGCACTGAACAGGGAGGCAGGAATCCAATGAACACCATCACGCGCAAGGCGCTCACCGCCGAACTCAAGGGCACCGCAAGGGGATTCACCGCGGTCATCACCGCGGAGACGCTCGACCGCGACGGCGAGGTGCTGATCCCGCAGGGAATGAACAGCACCGAGTTCGACAAGAACCCGACGCTCTTCTGGAACCACGACTACGCGCAGCCAGTGGGCCGATGCAACGGACTCAAGCGGAAGGAGTCCACGATCGTCGGGGACTTCACGTTCGCGCAGCGGCCTGACGGCTACAACGGAGAGTTCTTCCCGGAGGTTGCGGCCGCGCTCGTCGGCCAAGGCATCGTGAACGCGGTCAGCGTCGGCTACGTCCCCGAGGACGGCGGCGTCCGCAAGGCGATCGACGCCGATCGACGCAAGTACGGCGACCGCGTGCACACCGTGTACTCGCGCTGGAAGCTGCTTGAGGTGAGCCTCGCGCCGTTGCAGGCGAATCCCGACGCCCTCATCACCGCGGTGAAGAAGGGCATCATGTCGCCCGTCGCCGCGAAGCGGTGGTTCGGCGTCGACGCGCCGCGGCGAACCGTCGTGACCGTCAGCGTGCCCTCAACCGCGACGAAGCGCGCGCCGATCAACCTTGACGAGGTGGTTCGTCGCGAGATCGCTCGCGCACAGGGCCGCATCTTTCTCTGATCCGTCCGGCAGAGCCTACGGCGAGTCGCCTGCAAGCAGCCTTGTTCGGTAAGGAAAAGCACCAGTCGTTTCTGACAGGAAGTTTTCCCATGAAGACCATGAACACCAGCGACTTCGCCGCCGCGCTTGAGCGCGCCGCGAAGATCAAGGGACAGCCGGGCCTCGTCGCCCAGAAGAAGCTGATCCTCGACAACTACATGATCGTGGACGAGTCCGGCATGGCCGTCGACCCCGACAGCCTCGACGTCGTCGTGAAGTCGGCCGCTCCGGCCGAGATCGAGAACGACGGCGTCACCGAGGAGGCCGTCGCCAAGCACGTCCGCAAGACCCTGGCCGACGCCGTGGTCGAGCGGAAGTTCGCGGTTCACGCGAATCTCGACGCGAAGCCCAATCCCGTCTGGGAGTCGGCCCGCGTCTACGGCTCGGTCAAGAACCTCAAGAGCAAGGAGAGCGCCTACAAGTTCGGCGCGTGGTGCCTTGCCGCGATGGGCCACCAGAAGTCCGCGCAGTTCTGCAAGGACAACGGCCTCTCGCTCATCCGCACCAAGGGCCACAGCGAGGGCGTGAACAGCGCGGGCGGCTTCCTCGTCCCAGAGCAGTTCGACAACGAGCTGATCACCCTGCGCGAGCAGTACGGCGTCTTCCGCCGCAACGCGACGATCAAGCCGATGTCGAGCGACACGCTCCGCTTCAGCAAGCGCGCGTCGACCGTGAACGCGTACTTCGTCGGCGAGGCCGCGGCCATCACCGAGAGCCAGCAGGTCTTCGACTCGGTGCAGCTCACCGCGAAGAAGCTCGGCGTGCTCACGACCGTGTCGAACGAACTGAACGAGGATGCGGTCATCAACATCGGCGACGACATCGCAGGTGAGATCGCGTACGCGTTCAGCTTTAAGGAGGACGACTGCGGCTTCAACGGCGACGGCACGTCGACCTACGGCGGCATCGTCGGCCTCGCGAACGCGCTGACCGACGCCACCTATCAGGTGTCGGACGGTGGAGCGACGACCTATGCTGCCGTCACCGCTGTCGAACTCGCGGCGGGCCTCCGCAAGCTTCCCGCTTGGGCGGCGCAGCGGAACAACATCAAGGTCTACTGCTCCAAGAACGCGTTCCACGCGATCTTTGAGCGGCTCGCGTTGGGCGCTGGCGGCGTCACCGCCGCGGAGTTCGCGAACGGACTGACTGCTCCGCGCTGGTTCGGCTACCCGGTCGAGTTCGCGCAGGTCATCCCCGTCAGCGAGTCTGGCGGCGCGACCTTCGCGTACATCGGCGACCTCCGTCAGGCCGCGTACTTCGGCGACCGCCGGGCCAACTCGATCGCGTTCTCCGACTCGGCGCTCAACGCGTTCGAGCAGGACGAGATCGCGGTCCGCGGCACCGAGCGGTTCGACATCGTTTGCGCGAACGTGGGCGGCTCGACCGCCTCGGGCGCGATGGTCAAGATGACGCTCTGATAAACTGAATCCCCTGCTCCGGGGGTCGGTGGAGCGATCCGCCGACCCCCTCTGGCAGCCAACAGGAAGGAACCTCGACAATGCGACAGAACAGCAAGTTCGTCATCGGAGCCATCAGCGCGACCAACGCGTCCCAGCTCACGGCGACGATCGACACCCGTGGATTCGCCTTCGCGCGTCTCTACTGCATCGGAAACACCAGCGCTGGCGTCTCGACGGTCGCCACGAACAACGTGGTCCGCGAGAACGACGACAACAGCACCAACTGGACGAGCATCGCCGCGACGCAGGCTGGCACTGGCTTCACGCCCGTGACCACCACGCAGAGCACGGCGCTCGCCAAGATCGTGTACGACGTCGATCTTCGCGGCCGCAAGCGGTACTTGAACGTCCTGTTCACGCCGCACGCGACCACCGAGGCGATCATCATGGCGGAACTCAGCCTCCCCGCGGACGGCTGCACGACCGCGTCCGAGATCGGCGCTGCATTCGTCGCGCAGGTCTGACGCCAAGGCATTTCGCATCCGGCGGCCTTGCGCGCGCGATCGCGCAGGGCCGCTATTCTGCTGCTGCCGATACATACGGCAGGAGGCGAACCCATGAAGGATGCGAACGATATTCTGGCGATGGCCGTCAGTGGCGAGGAGGTCGCGGCGGCGCGGTCGGTGGATGGAGATGAGGCGCGTTTCGACGTGCCGAACTTCGACGCGGCGGTCAAGGCTTACGAGGATGGGACGGGGAGCGTCGAGGAAATCTGCCTCGCGCGCGGCAAGTACCGCTCCATTTGGAACCGCGAGAAGCTCGCGAAGGTCTTGAGCCTCGCCGGGTGGGAGATCGCGGGCGGCGTCAACGGGACGCGCTGGGAGGACGGCGACTGGCTGCGCGTCGTTGCGCGCCGCGTCAAGACTCCGATCCCCAAGTTACCGATGACCGAGGTTCAGGCGCTCATGTCCATGCCGCGCATCGCGTGGACCGACACGATGGGCGCGACGCACCTCGCGTGCGCCAAGCTCGGCATCGACTTCGTGAAGGGCGTTGGCGTGTTCTGGGGGCAGGTGCTCCAGCGCATGATGGAGCAGATTTGCGCCGACGACAAGCGCAAGTACATCCTGACGATCGACTACGACTCGATCTTCGACGCGGAGGACATCGTCCGTATGTGGCAGATCATGGAGCAGAATCCCGACGTGGACGCGCTGTTCCCGCTCCAGATCGGCCGCGACCGCGAGCACTGCCTTCTGTCGATGGTCGACGGCGACGGGAAGAGGATGACGCGGGTGGAGGCAACGGAGTTCCGCAGGCAGGTGATCCCATGCGAGACGGGGCACTTCGGCCTCACGTTCATCCGCACCGACGCGCTGCGACGGATGGCCAAGCCTTGGTTCCTTGGCGTCCCGAACGCGGAGGGTGGCTGGACGGGCGAGAAGACCGACGATGACATCTACTTCTGGAAGCGGTTCGCCGAGTCGGGCAATCGCCTGTGCGTCACGCCGCGCGTCCGCATCGGCCATCTTCAGTTGATCGTGACGTGGCCGGGCGAAGACCTGCGGACGATCCACCAGTACGTCACCAAGTACCAGGACGACGGGAGGCCAGCCGAATGCAAGAACTTCTGATCGTCCTCAAGAACTGCGCGGTGCCCGATCCGAGCGTCGGGCGGCGCGTGCTTCGCCCGGGCGCGGTGGTGAGCGCGACGGAGACGGTCGCGCAGATGCTCGTATCTCGCGGGCTGGCGATGCGCGCGGCCGAGCCTGCGCCGCTGTTCGTGGATTCCACCACGCCGAGCGTCAGGCCGAAGAAGAGGGGAAGGAGACACGATGGCGGTATCCGCGACGGCACACACGACGCTTCCTGACGCGAAGTCGTTCCTCGGCATCACGGGCGCGGCGTCGGACGCGATCCTCGAGCAGTGCATCGACCGCGCGAGCGCGTGGGTCGACCGCCACTGCGGCCGGACGTTCAAGGCTTCGCGCTACTACGAGTTCCGCGACGGCGGCGCGGACAGGATCGTTCTCAAGAACCCGCCAGTGCAGGCGGTCTACTTCTGCTCGGTGACCAAGGAAAGCGTTCTGTCCGTGTCCTCGACGGACGGGACGGACACGCTCGCAGCGGTGTCGGTCGCGAACGGGGAGCTCCAGTTGACGCGCAGGACGAGCGCGGGAGTCGAGACGCGCACGGCGCTCTCGCTCGACACCTACGACGCGATCACGGAACTGGCGGCGCAGGTCAGCCTCGTCGCGGGATTCGCAGGGTCGACCGTGAAGAACGCGCCGAGCCGCTATCTCGCGCGCGTGGCCGGGCGCGACGTCCGACAGGGCGCGTTCCTGCTCGACGGGTTCACCGACTTCTTCACGGACTACGGACTGGATGAGGAGAGCGGGATCGTCTACGGCCAGACGATGCGGTCGTACCGATCGGTGCTTGTCGACTACCGCGGCGGCTACGAGACGATCCCTGCCGACGTCGAGCAGGCGACGCTGATGGTGGTCGGGAAGTTCTTCCGCGACCGAACGCGGGACGCGAGCGTATCGAGCGAGTCGCTCGGCGGGTACTCGTACTCGCTTCGCGCTGGCGACGAGGTGGCGAAGGAGATCGAATCGCTGCTCGGACCCTACAAGAGGATTCGATGAGCATCGAGGCGCTGGTCAACCGATTCGGGCTGACGCTGTACCTGTACCGTCCGACGATCGGACTCGGTACGGACGGCCAGACGACGCGCACCTACGCGCGCCAGTCGGAGGTCCGCGCGTTCGTGCAGCCGGGCGCGCAGTCTTCCGACGTGTTCCAAGGCAGGATGAGCGGGCGCACGTCCTGCACGATCTACCTGTCGGGGCTGGTCGACGTCCGCATAGACGACGAACTGCGGGACGGCTTCACGGGGACGGTGCGGAACTGGCGCGTCACGGGTGCGTCGAACCCGGGCGAGACGTCGCCCGCGCAGTCCGCGTCGCACCTGACGATGACCGTCGTTGACGCGGTCGAGGTGGAGCCGGGGGTGACGCTGTGACCGACCCAGTCCGCATAGACGAGAAGAAGATCAGCGAGACGATGCGCCGCGGCGTCGCGAACGGGCTGCTCGGCGTGCAGCTCCAGTTGTCTCGCTTCCTGCGGTCGACGCTGTCGAAGCCGGGCACGGGCCGCCTGTACCGCGTCTCGCGCGGCAGCGCGCGCGGCCGCAACCTGCGCGCGCGCGGGTTCCATCGGGCCTCGTCGCCGGGCCAGCCGCCCGCCGTCAATACGGGACGGCTGCGGCAGTCGTGGGCGATCGCTGGCAACGCCGACCAGAAGTTCCGCGTGCGCGCACCGCTCGGCAAGAAGTCCGAGAGCACGACGCAGGAGTTCGCCGTCCTGACCTACGACATCGCGCCGAACAGGATGTGGTTCACCTACGGGTCGAACCTCAAGTACGCGCGCGCGCTTGAGTTCGGCAGCAGGCGGCGCGGCCTGTCGCAGCGCCCGTACGTCAGGCCAGCCGTGGCGGCGGTCGGCGCGCAGGCGCTTCGCATCGTCAAGCTGTGGGTGCAACGAACCTTCGCGGAGAAAGCCTGATGGCCAAGGCAATCATGGACGCGCTCAAGACGAGGCTGCACGCGACGACCGTGCTGGTCAACCGTCTCGGCGGCAGGATGTACCTCGACGAGGGGCCGTCGAACGCGGCGCTGCCGCTGATGGTCTACTCGGCCACCTCGACCGTGGTGACGCCGATGTTCGGCACGCTGAAGCGGTACGACATGACGGTCGAGTTCGTGATCGCGTACGCGAACGCGGGCACGACGGACATCTGGACGGTCGCCGCGGACATCGAGACGGCGCTCTCGACCACCATGAGCGCGACGGGCTTCGACCGCGTGTCCGCGGTCAAGACCGGGGGCGGCGTGCCGTCATTCGAGGACGACGCGTGGACGATGACAGAGACGTACAGGCTCACCGCCTTCGACACCTGATAGGAACACACCATGGCGATTGACACATTCGTGATCGGAAACGACGGCAACGTGACCATGCCAGCGAGCGGAAGCGTTTTCCGGGTGCGGTCGTTCGCGGCTAACCTTTCCCGGGTCGAGAGCGAGCTGACTGGCTTCTCCGACACTGGTCGCCGCAAGCGGCTCGGAATGCTCGACCTGACGGGTTCGCTGTCCGGCGTCCCCGCCGTCGACTCGACCGCGTCGACCACGACCGCGCTCACCTCGATGATCTGGATGAACACCGCGACGCAGGCGCTCACGCTCACGATCTTCGACTCGACGAACGACGCGCGCATCGCGGCCAACTGCATCTTCAACGGATTCGCGTTCAACGTCGACAAGACCGCGGACTCGACCGTCACCTGCAACTTCGCGAACGCGGACGGCGCTGCGCCTGTCGTGACCTGGCTCGTCTGAGCATGATCCCACATCTAGGACAGATCGCGAATGCCTTTGTCCCATCCGATTCGGACTGGATGGTGTCCATCACCTACTTGGACGGCCGCGTACGCACGCGGCGCATCACGCCGGGGACCGTCACGGAGGAGCAGGCGGTCGGCTACGCGCTGGCGGCCGAGCAAGCGCGCATGGCCGACGTCGATTCGTGGTCGATCCGCCGCGTGTCCGACAGGCGCGTCGTCGCGCCTGACGATTCCTTTGCCGAGTTTCTCAAGAGAAGGAGACAGGGATGATCCGTGTGGCCCCGTGGGTGGTGAACGCTGGTGATCGGTCCTTCACGCTTCGCCCGCTGACCGTGCGCGAGAGGATCGCGCTTTCGGAGCAGCTGACGGAGGACAAGGCCGCGGAAATCCTGCGCGACGCGAAGGCGGTGGGGATGCCGCACAGGGAGGCGATGCAGGTGGCGCAGGACGCGCGCGAGGCGGCGCGGCGCGCATCTTCGCTGGTCCTCCATTGCTTCAACCTGTCTGGTGCCGCGATGGTCCTCGCGGCGTGCTGCGACGACGCCGAGGCGTTCCTCGCAGCCGTCGAGATTTCCGAGGCGTCCATGCACGCGATCGCCGCGCTCGGAGTCGACGTCGACAGGTACAGGGAGGCCGCCGCGGCGGCAAACCCTCTGTAGGCGCGGCGCTTCCGGAAGCGCCGCGCGACTGGATGGCGCTGGCGCACCTGATCGCGCGCGCCGCGCCCGGACTCGGCAACCCGCTCGACCTGACCTGCGGCGAGTTCGAGGAGCACCTCCGTCTCGCTGCGAACGGCAGCGACGGAACCGCCGATAGACACGACTGGATGAGACGTCACGTCGAGAGGGCACGATGAACGCAGGAGAGATCAACATCGCGGTGACGGCGTCGATGGCGCAGTTCAACGCCACGATGACGGCTGTCAAGCAGAGCGCGGCCGCGACGGCGACCAGCACGGGCGAGTTATTGCGCAACAAGCTGCGCGACGAGTTCAGCGAGCAGAAGGCCGGAAAGATGCTCGGTAGCGTGCTTGGCCTCGGCATGGCCGACAACGTCATGCGGTCGATGTCCGCGGCAATCCGCGGGGACAAGACCCTCGGAGCGGCGGTCGAGGAACTCGTCCGAAACCTTCCTGTCATCGGAGCGGCATACGACCTCGGCAAGGCGATCGGAGAGAACCTCGCGGACGGAGCGTTCGGCACGATCAGCTCTTTGGAAGCGCGGATGCAGCGGGGGATCGACCTCGCATTCGCCTACGACCGCGAGCAGGAAGAGAAGGCGTTTGAGGAATCCGAGCGCAAGCGCAAGGCCGCAGCGGCCGCCGTGGCGAAGGAGGATCAGGCGCGGCTGAAGGCAAAGCAGGACGCGGAGTTTGAGATGATGGGCCAGCTCCGCAACCGCCAGATCAAGCGGGATCAGGAGGTCGCCGACTTCAACCTCAAGGTGCAGGTCGACGCCGCGCGCAAGGCTGGCAACGAGGAGGAGGCGCTCCGTCTGGAGATGGAGGACGCCGTCGCCAAGGCGCGCAGGGAACTCTACGAAGACCCCGCGATGCAGGCCGCGCTGTTCGGAAGCCTCGGACGCGAGGAGGAGGACGCGGCGCGCGCGACCATCGAAGACGCGGAGCAGGTCATCCGCCAGCAGTACGAGTACCGTCTGTATCTCCACAAGCAGAACATCGCCGAGGAGGAGAAGGACAGGCTCGCGATGGTCGAGAAGGAGAGCGCCGCGCGCATGGAGGCGGCCAAGATCGAGATCGCCGCGCTTGAGCAGGAGCGGCTCGCCGCGCAGACCGCAGGGATCGGAAGCGCGCAGACCGCGCTGGGAACGTTCAAGTTCGACGCGTACCCGGCGACGAAGAAGCTTGAGAACGACAACCGGCTGATCCGCGGCATAGAGCAGATTCGCGACTCGCTCCGCGACGGCATCGGAGGGTTCAACTGATGACGACGGCCATCGAACTACATGAGAGCAGGGGCGCGTCCGACAGCGCCGGCAAGGTAACGGCATCGCGTCGGTTCGCCATCTGGGACGAGGCCGCGGAACTAACGACTCCAGCGCAGGTGCGCGGCACGTTCGGAACGACCGCGGGATCGACGGTCATTCCGCAGGTCGGCGACCTGTTTCCAGACGAGACGGACATCTACTGCATTTCGTACTCGATCAAGCGACAGCCGCATTCGCGCGGGGTCTGGGAAGTCGACTTTTCGTACGAGAACACCGAGGTCGGTTCGCTTCAGCCGGCGCAACCAGGCTACGTCCAGTTCTCCTTTGACTGGGCTGCGGAGTTCCGCGACGTATGGCGCACCAGTCCCGGACTTGTGTTCCCGGAGGAGGGTGACGCGACCGGAGAATCGTTCTGCTTCGGAACATCAATCGACGTTGCTGGCGAACCGATGTCGGTTCTTCGGTACTTCACGACGCTGGAGTTGACCGAGACGGTCTTGATGAACACGCTCGACGCGCGAATCAACCTCATCATGCTTGCGCGCGGAACGCGAAACAGCGTCGTCTTTCGCAACGGAGCTGTCGGAAGCGTGCTCTACAAGGGAGCGAAGGCGAGCAGGATCGGAATCGACAAGGTTCAGATAACGCATTCCTTTGCGCAAGACAACTGGTATCACCTGATCCAGTATGCGTCAGTCGGACCAGACGGGCGCGTGATCCTCGACGGAGCGATTCCGTTCCAGAAGGCGGCTAGCGTGTTCTGGAAGCAGCCGTTTCCAACGCAGGCCGACTTCAACCAACTGAGCGAGAACTTCTGACATGGCAAACGAAATCACGGTCAACGTCAGGATGTCCGTCGACAACGGATTCCTCAAGCAGCGCATGGACCCTGGACAGCAGTTCGCCGACATGACGGGTTCCACGGCCGCAGGTGGTGCGCAGGACATCGGCACGTCTGGCGAGGCCATCGCCATAGGCGATGTCGCGACCGCCGGCTACGCGTTCTTCCGGAACTGCGGCCCTACGAACTTCGTTGAACTCGGGACGGGCACGACGACGTTCGTCTCGTTCGTGAAGCTGAAGGCTGGCGAATCCGCCGTCCTTCGTCTCGGCACCAACGCGCCGACCGCGCGCGCAAACGCAGCGTCCGTGCGTCTCCAGTACTTGATCCTGAGCGACTGACATGGCGAACTTCCCGCGATTCACCAAAGGAAGCATTGGAAATCTCCAGTGGTTCCACATGAACGGCGTGTTCGACGCGATCGAACGCGGTGGGGTTCCGATGAGAAGGTACACCGAGCCGCGAGAATCGCAGTTCGTGTACGCGATCCTCACGGGCACACAGGTCGTCACGACCGGGCAGACGACGCAGCGTCGGTATGCGTGGAAGGAAATACGCCTGCGCTCGGACGGAACCTCGCAAGTCGATCCACCGGACAGCGTGAGGACAAGTGGGACGCAGAATGCGCCGTTCACGGTTCCAGCAATCGCGATCGGTCCTGCCGACTATCAGGTCGGCGCGCATGTGCTTCTACGGCTTGAGTCCTTCGTCGACGTCGGACGCTGCGCTCTGATTATCTCCAACGTCGGCGCGAAGACGGGGATGTTCCGAATCACCGGAAGCCAGCCGCTAGTCGGCGGGCGATGGAAGTACACGGGACTTCCGATGGGCGTCGAACTGGATTCGTGGGTGCAGCGCGACACCGAGCCGTACACGCTCTACAACGGCTGCGAGAACCCGACTGACGCGGGCAACGTCATCGGCGTCGGAACCGTCAAGCCAAACAACGCGACGGCCGTGCGCCAGCCGATCAGGAATGAAACCATCGTCCACGCGACGTATGTCGACTTTGCGTGGACATTCTCTGTCCCGAACGGATACTCTTTCGCGTGCGCATGACATGAGCAACCTCACCGCCTTCAACCCACTCGACTATCGCTCGTATCCGTCGCGCAAGCTCACGGCGCAGTTCGCGAAGGCGACCGCGCATCAGATCTACGAGTGTCCGAGCGACAGGACGGCGACGGTGGAATCGATGTGGATCGTGAACACGCACAGCGGAAACGAGGCAGTCCGCGTGCATCACTGCCGCGCGGGCGAAAATCCCGTTGCGTCGAACGCGCTCGTCTACGATCTGGGCGTGAACAGCAAGACGACGACGGTGTTCGATCAGCCGATCTTCATGGTCGGCGGGGACCGAATCTGGGTGTTGGCTTCTGCTTCAGACCGCGTCGCGATCACGCTCTACGGGAGCGAGGCGTGACGGACCACGCAGCGATGCTTTGCTGCTGCGGTGGGCCAGAGGTCGATTGCTGCGCCTTGACCTCCGTGGTTATGAATATCCCGTCTATCACGGTGAGCTTCGACTTCACCTACCAATGGATCGACGGAAAGACCTACCGCCGATTCACGACAAGCGGACCCTTGGTAAATGGGGCGTATGAGCCGGCAGGGTTCGGCCTGACATCCAACTTGCTTGCGCCGATCGCGCTTGGCCGAAAAGGATCAGGAACAATCGACCCGCCTGGAACGCTGGGTAGATGCGGCTATCAGGCTTTCAGGTTCGTTCAAGGGGGAGCATTCACCGGATGGACAGGCAGTATCGTTACGGTAGAAAGCGGATTGCTTCCTACTCCCGGCAACAGCCTCGTCTGGGACGGACGGGCGATTCCAATCGGTCAATCGAGCGCCAATGTCTCGTACTACATCCGACCGTTTCGCCAGAACGGATGGGATGAGACGGGCGCTCCGTGGGCGTTCGAGGCGGGCATCGTATGCGGCGGAATCACTGCTGGTCTTGTGCGGACATGGCCGCAAAACGGATGTCCGATCGGCGGCAACTGGTCGACCGCGGACTACGAAGGCGCATCTACCTACTATCGAGGCAAGGTTCGCAATTCTGGCAGCATTTGGGGAACGCTGTCAAGCCTTGTTCCACCGACATGGAATCAGCAGGAGGTTGCGCTGGTTTCAGCCTCATATCCAGAAGTATCTTTCTCGATCACGATCGCATGACCTGCAAGAACCTGAGCACGGAAGCGCGATGTAGGATCGGGCTGCACGGAGGCACGCCATCCGCGGGCGTCTGCGCCCTTTGTGAGTCGTATGATGGACCGATGCGCGGCATCGGGGATGCGATAGACGCGGCCACATCACTCCTGCGGATCAAGCAGATCGTCGGAGACTGCGGCGGATGCGCGCAAAGACGCGCCGCGCTAAACGCGGCCCTTCCGTTCCCCGATAGCACCGAAGAGGAAACCTGATGGCGCTCGTATACGATGGAACTGATGGACTATTCACGCGGCTAGGCACCCTGATTCACTTTGCGAATCAGGTGCGCACGCACCAGGAGAATCTAAAGACGCTGCTCGCGAACGTGCAGCTCGAGTACTCGTCGGCCGACGCATGGTATATCGACGCGCTTTCCGGCAGCATCGAGAACCGCATCGCGGAGGCGGGCGGCGTCCTCGCGGACGTGCGCGCCGCAGCCGAGAAGACGCTCATCGAGATGTGCTGGAAGGAGGCGAACGACGTCGCCAACAACACGCAGTCGATGAAGACGAAGAGCGTCGCCGAGGCGCTCGTCTGGCTCATCCGCGAGATGCGAAAGTCAAGCGAGACGGTCGACGCGTGCGCAATCACCAAGTCGAGCACCACGTTTGGAGGCTCAAACGTCGCCGTCGGCGCGAAGTTCGTCTGGGCGACCAAGACCCCGAACGCGCTTCTGGGCGGCATGACCGACTGGGAGAACATTCGAGGCGAGGTTCTTGAGGCCCGCTGCGTGCAGGATTCTGTCGGAGGCGGCGTCAGCCCTGGCAGCGAGATCATTGAGGTCCGAGGTCAAGTCGCGTACCCGACGCTCGACTACCGCTTCCCGGCCGGCAGCGGCACGACGACGAGGCTTACGACCATCTCCGCTTCGGTCGACGCGGGTCCGATGGGGCAGAACATCCTCACGAACAGCGACTTTGAGGACCAGACGAGCAACCTGCCGGAGCAGTGGACCATCGTCACCGGAACGGCGGGCACGCACTTCGCGACCGAGACGGGCGCGTCAAATATCTGGCGCGGCGCGAAGTCGCTCAAGTTGATTCACGGCACGGGCACGCTGTTCGACATCCGCCAGCAGTTTGGAGCGGCCGGAGGCACGTTCGGACGTCTCATCCCCGACAGGCCGTACGTCGTCGCGTTCGCGATTAAGACGGACGCCAGCTCCGCTGGCGTAATCCGCGTCTCGTTCAAGGATGCCAGCGGCAACATCATTGATTCTGGAAACGCGGCGACGTCGTTCACGCTCGCATCGGCGGTCGCCTACGCGATTCATACAGCTACGCTCCGGACGCCGATCAACGTGCCGAGCGTCTGCTATGTGCATCTTGAGAGCACGACGACCGTCAGCGGAGGCTCGGCATACATTGACGAACTGATCGTGTCGGAGCTGGTGCCGATAGCGCCTGGAGGACAGGCGATCGGAATGATCGCCGGCTCGACAGACTTTCGCGTCGATGACAGCGGTCGGTTCTACTTTCAGAACGACAAGGCCGGTGGATTCCAGATCGGCTTCGACCGTCTGTTCGACCTCTACAACAAGGGTCTTCAGTTGCCGTCGAACACGCTTGGCACGGAAACCATCGACGACGCACTTATTGCATGAGCCGCCTGATGATGGT